TTAAATGAGAATAGACCATTCACTAAATTTGAAGCCAAACTGGATATGATTATGATGGCTAATTATGGTGATAGAGTGATCAAGGGAGTGCTAGTAGAACGTGGTCAATTCAGCCATTCTTATAGGTTTTTAGCCAAACGATACAAGTGGTCATTGGGCAAAGTTCAACGCTTTATTGACCACTTAATCGGTGATGAATTTCTCAGACGATCCGATACACAAACGGGTACAGGAACCGATACACTAAACGATACACTAAACGATACACCCCAAAACATTCTAAGTATCTGTAAATATGAGAGATACCAGAGTGGTGATTTAGAAAACGATACACCAAACGATACACTAAGCGATACACTTTCCGATACACAAACGGGTACAAAGAAAAAGAATAATAATAAAAAAAGAAATAATATACCCGTTTTAGAAATTTCCGAAAGAAAAACAAAATTCACCGAAAAATGCAAGTCGTTAAACATCTTAAATGATCAGCAAACAGATGCCTTCATTGATTACTGGACAGAAACAAATTCTAATGGAAAAAAATTAAACTTTGAAATGCGTAAGACTTGGAATCTGGAAGGTAGGATGCGGACTTGGAAACGAAACGATAAGGATTGGAATTCGCAAGATAAAATCAAATCCAGTAACAAAACATTAAACCTAAAAGATTTTAAAGCAACAAATAGAGGCGAGTATCTAGTTTACTGCAATAATTCAAAATGCAGATCCTATGGTGATACATTGTTCGCCCAAAACATATTTGATGTCAGAGGAGGTCACAAGGCTTGTGGATCTGGTTATACGAATGTTAAACCAAAACATCAACAGGCTAATAATAACAGATCAAGGGATGGTTCAAATTCAACGATTGCGGAGTTAATGGATAACATTTCCCAAACCACAAACCAAAAGACCAATGAAAAAAACAAACCAAAAGCTAAAAGCCAAACGCAATCGAAAAAACGAAAGGAAGTATATGATTTTAAAAGTGTACTCCGATCTAATTAATTCACAAGAAAATCCGAGCAATATGTTAATGTCCAGATATATGAAATTGAAGAATACCTTATAAACATTATAACCCCGGCTCACGACTCCGCACCTACCACACTACCTCAATAGTGGGCCGGGGATCCCCTCCCCATATATTCCCCATATATTCCCTATGGGTTCCCTATGGGTTCCCTAAAAATATTAAATTACCCACAATCTCAGCTGAGTGGTCCAAGCAGCTAGGGACTAAATCTCTATATTTTGAGACTTGCGGAGTGGGTAAGATTTTGAAAATAGGGCAAAAAAGACCGATACTTAGGTATCCCTTACTTCTGGATCTGGCTATGAACGAGCATTTAGAGGCTATGTTTTTCCGTAATTTGTAAAAAAGTGGGTAAAAACGAATTATCTACCATATATGGTAACTCCACGTTGTAATAGCAAGACGAATTCAAAAAGATTCTGCTATGGATTATGCCCTACTGATTACACTATCAATAACTAACATCCTATCATTCTTCGCCGGTGCCCTAGTCTATCGTAAAGGGATCCGGGGAGATTCTATCGTTGGGGAAACTAATCCCGGACAAGATTTAAAAGAAACTTGGGACGAGATCTGATGCAACTATTGATTGAAATACCAGATGCGAATTTTGCTAACGATGATCCACAATTAATTAAAAGCCTTATGATTATCTATGCGATGAAGAAAGGATTTCTACCGGAATTCGCTGAAGGAATAATTGCTTATGCCTAGTGTTACCTACACAACCAAAACTGGTAAGAAGAAGAAAAAGAAATTCAAGTACACCCCGAAAGGAGAAGCATCTGCAATCAAATACGCACAAGCAATGGACGGCTCTGTAAAACAGAAGAAAGCTGATGGCGTATACTAAGAAAGGTCAGACTAACAATCCGAATGGCAGACCAAAGGTTGCGATGGCTGAAGAGTTACGCAAAAACCCAAAGGTCAAGAAGGTGATCCAGAAAGTGATTGCTACTGCTTCTACATTGAATACCAAATCGGAACATCCACAGGCAATGAGTTGTGCCAAAGTTTTGATGGACAAATGTATACCTTCCTTAAAAGCCCAAGAAATAGACTTAAATGGTGGGATGCAGATCCAGATGCCACAAATTGTAATTAAGAGTAAATAAGCGTGGATAAGAGCCAAATAGAACTAATCCTTAATGAAACACAAGAGAAGTTTGTGCTAGATGATTCATCTATCGTTGCAATGTTTGGCGGATTAGGGAATGGTAAGACTTTTGGCGGATGCCTTAAAGCTATTCTACGGATCTTGGATCCGGCACATCCACCACAATTAGGACTACTGGCTAGACAAACATATCCAGAGTTAAGAGATTCTACGCAGAGAACATTTTTTGAGATCCTACACCTCATAGGACTTTTGCCGGGTATTCATTACGAGTACAAAAAACAAGAAAACAGGTGCATTTTTAATAATGGACACGAAGTAATATTCAGATCACTCGATGATCCGGCAAAACTTTTAAGTATAAACTTGGGTTGGTTTTATATTGATCAAGCCGAGGAAATTAATGAAGATGTTTACCTAACTCTTCTAGGACGATTAAGGGCGGTAGATAAGCCACAGGGATGGATGAGTGGTAACCCATTAGGGCACAACTGGATCTGGCGAAGGTTTATCAATGATCCGATAGATGGGCACAAGATCTACAATGCTCCTAGTGATGAGAATTCAGATAATCTACCGGATGGATATATTGAATCGCTACAAAAGAATTATAATGATATCTGGGTGAATCGTTACCTATATGGATCTTGGGATGCGTTTGAGGGGCAGATCTATCCAGACTATGATGATAGGGTGCATATTGTACCAGATAAACAACTACCTAGAGAATGGTCTAGGGTTATTGCTATTGATCACGGAAAGACTAATCCAACTGCGGTCTTATGGGGTGCTATAGATAACGATGATTGCTTATGGATCTACCGGGAACACTATGAAGGCGGTAGGGATGTGGATTACCATACCAAGATTATCAAAGCGTACAAGGATGAAGGATTAGATGAGGTTTATCTGATTGATCCGAGTACCGGTGCCGGTAAGAAGGATGATCCGGAGACTATTGGCAACAGATACAGGCAGTTAGGTGTACCGGTGGGTGGTGCTTGGAATGATGTACAGGGTGGTATTGATAAGGTCACAGAGTATTTGAAGAAGAATAAGTTAAAGATTATGAGATCTTGTGTAAACACGCAACGAGAGATCATTAATTACCAATGGGAGCAACCAAGTTCATCTAGGGTGGATCTGAACCAACCGGAGAAGCCACTAAAGAAGGATGATCACGCAATGGACTCTATGCGATATATGGTGGCATATGCTTATGACCGGGCACCAGTTACACCAAGAAAGATGCCGGAAGAGAAGTTTATCGAGTCTATTATTTCAGAACCTTTACAAGAATCAGCAGATTGGAGTGACATCTAATGGCATTAATGAATGACGTAACAACAACATTGGAGTATAGTGATCCCGGAGCATTGGAGAAGATCTCTGACTCAGCAGATCATATTGCTAAAGTTCGGCAATGGTTTGATGCGACCAAGAAGGCAAGGGAGCAGAAAACAGACCGGTGGCGTAAGAATGAGAACCTATACTTCGGCAACCATTGGGGTAACTCTGCACCCGGTACCAGATGGCAAACAAGGATGGTATATAACTTCCCATTTAGTGCAATAGAGACAATATTACCTATTATTGGTGACTTTATGCCGGTGGTAGATATTATGCCAAAGCAGTATAACGATATGTTCTTTGCTGATATGATGCACAAGCGAGTACAACAGATCGCCCAGAACTGTAATCTATATGAAAAGATTTTATTAGCAGTAAAGGATAGTCTCCTATATGGCAATGGATTTATAGAAGTATTACCAGAGTTTAAAGATGGTGTTTTCACCGGCTTAGATATATCGGTTGTGGATCCTTTTGTTGTCCTCCCAGAACGATATGCAACCGATGTAAGCCTTGAAGATGGTCAATACTTCCTATTTTGTGTTCCGATGCGAGTTGATGAGATTAAAAAGCAGTTTGATGTAGATGTTAAACCAGAAGGTAATCTGGATGACTACAGGGCTTTCCAGATCGAAGATGGTGATGACTATTACAATGATCAATCCGGTGTAGATATGGCATTGGTCATTGAGTGTTATTCCAATGATGATCCCGAAAACTATCCAAATGGTAGGCATACTGTGATCGCCGGTGATACGCTACTGGTTGATGAGCCGTTAGAGTTCTATCGGATGCCGATATTTATGATCAGTAACTACAAGTCTCCGCATCAATTCTGGGGCAAGGGTGAACCAGAGAATGTCCGTACTATCGTTAAGACAATGAACGAAACGATGAGTGCGATTGCAGACAATATCAGACTATCCGGATTCCCGGCACGGAAGATTACATCTCGGGCAAAGGCTAAAGCAGTAAGACCATATACAGGCAGACCGGGTGAGGAGATATTAGTTGATG